GCTCAGAGGGCGCAAGCCCACCCCCTCAAACGCCAACACCTCGTGGCGATAGCTCGGGTCGTCATAGCCGCGCGTCGCCGGGCCCACCCGGTAGTGGCGCACAAATCCACGCTGCGACACCTGCATGTCGATCTGTTCGGGCGCACCGTCCAGCGCGACAACATAACTGCCCGCAGGCCATGTGTCAGGCATCACGCTATCTGTGCCCAACTGCCCCCGCAGGAACCCGCCAAGCTCATAGGTATCAGACGCCACCAATGTGGCCGTGGTGAACTGGGCCACTTCCCATGGACCCTGCGACCCTGCACCAATCGCAATCGCGTTGGCCCCGTCCAGAACCTGCGCCGCACTGGCCGAGGCCAGCACACCACCCCCCAACCGCACCCGCATATTGGCGCCACGCTGCCAAATACCCGGTTGCGCCCCCGGCAGATGGTCCAGCGTGGTCCCGATCACGGCCCTGCGGCCCAGAACCTTGTTCAAACTGTATCCGTCATCACTGGCCGATGAATACAGCGCCGCAGATCCCGGCCAAGGCTGTGCACTGATGGCCAGATGCGGTGCATGGGGGATTTCCTCGCCCGTGATCAGCGGCAAATCCATGAACAGCGGAAACACCGGCACCGGCGCCACATAAGGCGCCACCCCCACACCGTCGTCGCTGTGAGGGGCGGGGGTGTAAAGGTCCGGCTCGACGCGCACCGCCTCGACCTTGCGCGCACCGGCTTCCTCGATCCGGTCGATCCGAAAACGCCCCCGGGCCCCATCGGCGATTTCGATCACCTCGCCCGCACGCACCCCGATCAAAGACGGCGGCAGCGCAAGGCTCACCGTGTCTCGCGCCACACGCGATTCCGCCAGCCACCGCTCCGAAATCGCCCGCGCCTCGCCTGCGCTTAGAACAAGGGACAGATCGCTGTGACTGACGCCAAGCGACGGGTCGTCCGACAACACGGTTTCAGCCACCCGTGCCTCGTAATTCGCATCCGCCTGAAGATACCCGATACGCACCCGCCCCGCAGTTTCGGGATTGGGCTGACGGGTGTTGGTCATCTCCCCAACCTCATCATCCTCCAGCCGCACAAGCCCGGTGCGCTCGACCACATGATCGCGCTTTGCGTCCCGGCTGCGAAAGACCAGCGTGCCCTCACGCTCCACCGCATCAAACCCAAAGGCGACCATCAGCGGCTGCAACGCGGCGCGCCCCGTCTCGACGCTCGAGAACGCATAGCCCCGCAAACTGCCCTGCACCCCAGACACATCGAACGACGCCACACCGTTGGCCTCGCAGATTTCGGCCACCACATCGCCCAGCGCCTGCACCCCGACACGCCCCGAAAGCCAATGCCCCCGCGCATGGTTCGCCCCGTCCGACCACAAATCGCGGTTGGACGGGAAATGCGGATAGGGACGCGAATCCCATGCCCAGACATGCGCGTGGGCCATGTCGATCATCGCGCCGGCATATATCTCGGAATACGGATTGTTCGCCTCGTCCCCCCAATAGCCATACAAAGCCTCAAGGTATCGCGCCTGTATCAGGTCATCGCGATGCCCCGACGAATAATACGGCAACGCGCTTTCCGATGACTTGGCATCCAGAAACACGTTGGGCTGGTTGGTGCCCTTGTCGATGGCCGCACAGCCGATTTCGGTGAACCAGATCGGCTTGGAGCGCGGCTCCCACCCGGTGGCCACACTCTGACGTTGCCCGCCGATGCGCTCGTGGTGGGGCAATGACCACCAACTGCGCATATCCTTATAGCGAAAGACCCAGTCCTCGCCCTCCGCCTCATCCCGGATGGGTCGGCGCAGCTGCAAATCACGCGCCGCCTTCGTGGGGTAATACCAATCATACCCCTCGCCACCTTCGATATTGGCCGCAAGATAGGCGCGCTCATGCCCGCTCCCCCAATGTGCATCCTGGTGGTCTTCGCCATCGCGCCAATCGGACAAGGGCATGTAATTGTCGATCCCGATGAAATCGATATTGGTATCCGCCCAAAGCGGGTCCAGATGGAACAGGACATCGCCGCTGCCATCCTGCGGGTGATAGCCGAAATATTCGGACCAGTCGGCGGCATAGCTGATCTTGGTCTCTGGCCCCAGAATTGCGCGAACGTCTGCGGCAAGGGTGCGCAGGGCGGCGACCATTGGAAATTCGCCGGCCCCGTCGCGCAACTGCGTTAGGCTGCGCATTTCGGAACCGATGCAAAACGCCTCGACCCCGCCGGCAAGAGCGCACAGATGGGCATAATGCAGGATGAACCGGCGATACGACCATTGTGCCGCGCCACCAAAGCCGACCGTGTCGGATGCGGGCATGAAATCGCCCGGCTGGGCCGTTCCCAGAAACTGGTCCAACTCGCCCTGCACCGCTGCGCTGCGATCCGGACTGCCCGGACGCCCCGGCGCAGCACTCGCAGTGATCCGTCCACGCCAGGGCAAGGGTGGCTGCGTATCCGCGTCGCTCCATGGGTCGGGCTTTGAATTGCCCGCCAGAACATCCATCAACAAGAAGGGATAAAACATCACCTCCTTGCCCGTCGCCTTGATCGCCTTGATCGCCTCGATCACCGATTGATCACTGGGCGTGCTGCCATAAACCGGGCGCCCCTCGACCTGACCGATCAACTGCGCCGTGTCGCGGCTGAGCCCGCTGACGGTCCAGGGCATCTGCTCGCCCTCGACGTCCTTTTGCTCCACCATCGGACGCACCTGGCAATCAGAACAGCGCAGATCATCCCCGAACCAACTCACAACCAGTGACACCGAGCCACAATTGGGCACTTCTTCGCCCAGCGTGTTCAGCGACTGGATCAAGTCCGTGCCCTCACCGGGCGCATTGACGTTGAACGCCGTGCCACCCCCCAACTCGCCCGCACCGTAAACCGGAGTGCTGGCCAGCGCGTAATCCCCTGTGCCCGGAATCAGGGCCACCGCACGCGTCCCTCCCCAAACCGTCTCGGCCTCATCGCGCGCGTCAGGACGGGCCGGGCGGATCACCTCGAACGACAATTGCGGCACCCGGTTGCCAAAGGGGGCCAGCTCAAGATCCTCGATCACCACATAGGCCACACCGCGATAGGCCGGCACCATTCCCGTGCCTTCCACCGCCTCGATCCGTGGGTCGGGCAACTGATCCTGCGTCCCGGTATAAACCCGCATCGTCAGATCACTGGTGGAAATCTCATCCCCATCCGCCCACACCCGGCCCACGCGCAAAATTTCGCCCGCGCACAGCGCCAGCGCAACAGACACCGAATAGCTGTATTCAGTCACCTTGGGCTTGGGTGTGCCCTTGCCACCGCCGCTGGTGCGCGTGCCTTCCAGAAAATCACTGGCCCAGATCACCTGCCCCGGCACCCGCATAGCGCCCATCACATGGGGCACCGCCGCACCTTCGCTGGCGCCCGACAGGCGGAACCGATCCACCTTGCCCGTTTCCACCGGATCCGAGCCCGCCCCAAGAATGCGCGCATCAATGACACGCCCCACCGTCGCCCCAATCGCCCGCCCAATGACCAGCGATGACAGCCCCAATACAGAGCCCCCCACACTGGCGCCCAGCGCAGCCCCTACTGCGGAAAATACAATCGTCGCCATCAGCTGCTCCTGTCAGGAAAAGAAAAACGCGCCACCACACGCCGGGCCCATGGCCGGGTCAGGGCGCTCTCGCACACCGCATGCCCACTGAACGCATGAATGAAATGCGGCGCAGGCCCAATGCGCGACGCAATGCCAAGATGCTTTGCAACCCCGCCACTGCGCATGCGAAACAACAGCACATCCCCAATCTCCGCCGCACTAACCGGCTTGGCGCTCAGATGGCGCTGCGCGGCGCGCCACAGACGCTCATCCCCCGCCGCCTCGGACCAATCCGCGCTATAGGGGGGCACGGCCTCTGGCTCCTGCCCATCATGCAGCGCACGCCAAACGCCCCGGATCAAACCAAGACAGTCGCTCCCCGCACCGCGGCACGCAGCCTGATGCACATAAGGCGTGCCAATCCAACGGCGCGCCTCCTCCACCACCCGGTGCTTCGTCCCCCCGCTCACGAGAACACCTTGGTGTTGCGGAAATCGACAAGGCTGGCCCCATCATTGCGCCCCCCCGCCTTGGGATAGCTCATAAGCCAGTCTTCGCCCGGGATATGGGGGAAGCCGCGAAAATTCACCAGATTGCTGAACTTCAGCCGACAGGTCTCGGCCCGCTTGTCACATCCCGCGACCAACCGGACCTGATCGCCCGGCGCGATCTCCGCACCGATGGATTGCCACAGCTCCACTTCGCGCAGGTTACCAACCATCACATCGCGCTTCACCAACCCGTTCAATCCGGTGCCAGACCCGCTCAACAGGGCAACATGGCCCCGTTCGAACCACCCCGCCTCAAACCCGTCCAACCCCGCAAAGCGCAGCACGCGCGCGTCCTCAACCTCGGCAATCTCAGCATCCACGCCAAAACCCGCACCGCTCACATCCACACCACAGCGCGCATCGCCCAAAATCGCAGGGCATGGCCCCTGATAAACCTGACCCCGCGTCTGGTTCAGCCGTTCGGCAAGACCACGCAGCTCCGCCTCAAAGCGCTGCCCCGAGCGACGGATCTCGCCGATATAGCCGCGAAACAACAATTGACGCGCCGAGACGTCGGCCCAGTTCACATACCAGATCCGCACCTCGGCCCCGTCAAACCGCCCCGCCTCGATGTCGCCCTCGCTCAAACTGTCATGGCTCAGCACGCCGGCCGCTTCGGCGTTGTCCACGGACAAACCCGTGCTTTGCTGCAAGGCCGATGCCGTCATCCCGCCCGAGGCCGCAAACCGGATCCCCTCGAACTCCAGCGCACAGTCGTGATCGGTGAACCCCATCTGCACACCATCCTCGCGGCTGATCGCCCAAGCCCGCGCAACCGTGGTGACACCCGTGGACAGATGCGTGCCCAGCGCCTCGTTCACCGCCATCACACCCGCACCTCAAGGATTGGCACATTGGGCACATCGCCCGCCCGGAAACTCGCCACCGAGGTCTGTATCCGGTCCGTGTCAAAACGCACCGGCACGTCAAATTCGAACCCCGCCGTGATCACCGCCCCCTCATAGGGGATTTCGCTCAACGTCACGGTTCCGGTCGCCGCATCGACCGAAAATCCGGCCCCCTCCTGTAACGCGCCCCCCTCGATCCCGATACGCACACTGCCCGCAACCGGCTTGGCGATGGGGCGCAGATACTCGGCCCCCCCCGAGGCATAAAGCTTGGACAGCGCGAACGTGGCACCCTGCCCGTCACCCACCCCGATCACCTGATCGTCATGGGCGGGCGTGCGGGACGGCGCACAGGATTTGAAATCCGCCCAATCCTTCCAGCGAAACCCGAACAACTGCCCCTGTCGGGCCTCGAAAAACGCAATCAATGTCTCGACATCGTCAAGCGAGCGCAGGCTCAGCCCCGCATCATAGCGCCGCCGCCCATGGGCCCAAGGCGTGTTGCGTTCCTCAAAGCCGTTGGCAAGGGTGACGATCTCGGTGCGCCGCTCTGGCCCCCCGACCGAGCCAAAGCTCAGACTGGCGGGGAAACGGACCTCGTGAAATGACATGGCTTTCTCCTGCTACCTGTTGCGTTGTCCACGGGCCAACGCGCGCCCGACTTCCGCGGCCACCTGACTGCGCGAGCGGCGAAACCCCTCGACATCGGGCGAGGTGATATTCATCACCACACTGACCGCCCCGCCCCCCGCCTGCGCGCGCACGCCCAGCCGACCATCCGCACCACGGCTCAGCGGCATGATGGCCTCCGGGCCCGCTTCCCCCATCAATCCGGTCGATCCGCGCATCGGGAAATATGTCGGGGAACTCACCACGCCGCCGCGCGCAAAGGGCACAACGCGCCCCTGCGAGAACGGCGCGCCATTCTCGAATGGCAGGATCGAGGACGAGATCGCATTGATCCCCCCCGCAATCACCCCGCCAAGCGCATTCTGAACCGGCTTCATCGCCGCCGCATACACCGTGTCCGCAATCGACAACGCCAACTGGCGCATCGCGTCACCCGCGCGCATCCCGTCAAAGACCAACCCGTCAAAGGCCGACCGCAAGCCCCCCCCGATCGAGCGCGACAGCGTCCCCACCTCGCGCCCGGTCCACGTCATGTTATCGCGCATCGCCATCAATTCGGCGTCAAACGCCGCCGCCAGCGACGTCGCACTGCCCAATGTGGCCTCCAGCGCCGCGATCTGATCGTCAAACGCCTCAAGCCCGTCAAGTTCCGTCATGTTGACCGTCTCCTGTTGTGTCAGGGTAAAGCGCCGCCAATTCGCTCAGGCGCGCGCGGCTCAGCGGGGCCTCGGCGCTGGCATGGCCCAAAAGGAACAACAGCTCCGCCGGGCTCAGCGCCCAGAACTCCGCCGGCTTCAACCCAAGCCCCCGCATCCCGGCCCGCATCAGGCCGGGCCAGTCCATCGCGCTCACGCCGCCGGACCTTCGCCGGGCATGGCAAAAGCCCGCGCCAAAAGCTGCGCTGCGACCCGGGCCGCCTCGACCAGCCCTCCTTCGATGTCGACCTGCACCAAATCACCCGCGCTGCCCTGCCATCCCCCGCCGCGCAAGCCCGCCACGATCAATGCCAACACATCGCGGCTGCCATAGGCGCCGCCCTCGAACCGTTCGACCAGCTCGACCAGCGTGCCGGTGTCCAGCGTGGCTTCCAGCTCCGCCAACGCCCCAAGCGTCAGCTTCAGCTTATGGCGCTGGCCATCCATCACCAGCGCCACCTCTCCTGCCCACGGATTTGCCATCAGCCAAGCGCCGAAAAGGTGATTTCCCCGGCCGAGGCCATCGACAACTCGTAACTCGCCTCGCCGTTATGCGATCCCGCATACTCGACCGATGTGATCTGGAACGCCCCCTGGATCGTGCCAAAATCGGGGATGATCACCTGAAAATCCGGCACTTCACCGTCAAAGAATATCTGGCGCGCGCGTTCATCCGTGGCCGCGTCCTTGAACACACCCGATCCCGAAATCGCCGCCGTCTTCACCCCGGCCCCCGCCAGAAGCTCGCGCCACCCCCCCTGGCTTTCAAGCGACGTCACATCCACCGTTTCCGCGTTGAACGAAATGCGCGTGGCCCGCAGCCCCGCGATGGTTTCGAACAGACCCGCGCCGGTCATATCCAGCTTGATCAACAGATCCTTGCCATTCTGAGCAGTCATTCATTCATCTCCGATAAAAAGTTCAATCCTCAACCCGCGCGCGAAAGCGCAGGTCGATCCGCCGCGTTTGGCCCGTGCCAACCCGGCGCGCCGTGGCACGCAGGAAGTTCAGGGAAACAAGATGCCCGCGCGACAGTGGCAATGCCCTGTCCACAAGCGCATCAGACACCGCCGCCGCCGCCGCCTTGGCCTTTGCAAACCCGGCCGCGTCGCTGACAACACTGATCGTGAAATCATGCCGCGCGCCCCGCCCCGTCATGTCCGAGCGATCACGCACATCCTCAGCGCCAATACTGACAAAGGTCAGCGGCACCGCGCCCGTGGGTGGCGCGTCATAGATCGCCCCCCCCACCAACCCGCCAAGGGCCGCATCCGCACTCAGCGCCTCGAACACCGCCTGTTGCAGCGCGCTGGCAACTCCGTAACTCATGTGCCCACCTCCTCGACGCAGCGGCACACAAGGTAACGCCCCATCGGGTCGCCCTCCGCCACGGCCTCAATCGCAATGATCCGCGCGCCTGCGCGAAACCGCTGGTCTGGGCGCGGGCGACGTGGGCTGGCCCGTTGGGCCCCCCGCACCGTCACGATCAGGCTTTGCACCGATTGCGGGCGGGTCTGATCCGCGCGTTCGCGCCCGGCCCCGGCGCGGATGTCGGCCCATACCGTGCCAAGCCGCACCCATGTCTGCGCAAAGCCCCCCGCACCGTCGGGGCTGCGCTGCAACTCTTCCAGATCAAGCGCGTGGCTCAGATGCGGATCGCTCATGCGCCGCCCCCCCCGCCAAGACGTACCGGGCGATGGCGCGCCGTCAGGGCACGCACCTCCGGCGGAATGCCCTCATGGGCGCTCTGACCCGCGCGCGCTTCGTAGTAATGCGCCGCAAGGATCATCACCGCCTGACGCAACTCCGCCGGAAGATCCCCCCAGCCCGCGCCATACCCGGCCTCGAAGTCAACAATCCCATGCCCCCCGTCAGGGATCGGCGGCAAAACGCCCGCCCCAACCCCGCACAGGGCTTGGCGCTCACCCGAAGGGCGCAACCGGTATTGGCCAGGATCGGCAACCGCGCGATTGCCAAAAGCATCCTCGATTTCGACAGCATTCACCGCCGTCACCGGGCGCAAGGGCATCGGTTGCCAGTTCAGCCGCAACCACCCCTCAACCTCCCAGCGAAACCCGCGCGTGAACAAGGCCTTGCCCACCAGCCCCTCGACCGCCGACAAAGCGCCGCGCAAATAGGCCTCCAACACGGCATCCTGCAGCCCGTCATCGGCAAATCCCGACCCAAGCCGCAAATGATCCCGAAACCCGCCAATCGGCAGGGCCTCCACCCCAATCGGGGCCAGTTCAACCAAACTCATCTGTTCAATCTCCGCCACCGTCCAGACGAAAAGGGGCGCGTGCCGGATCAGTTGCTCGGACGGAGGAGAGAGCAGCTGGACAACCAATCCATATGTCTGGCACGCGCCCGCCGGACCCGCGCCAACCAACAGGCCAGCGCAGATCATTCACGGGGTCACTTGGCCAAAGGCCTCACGACACCGCGAATTTCAGCAGCTTGATCGCGGCAAAGTCGCTCACATCACCGCCCACGCGCTTGGTGGCATAGAACAGCACATGCGGCTTGGCCGAGAACGGGTCGCGCAGAATACGCAGATCCGGGCGCTCGGCCACGGTGTAACCGGCCGAGAAATCACCGAACGCAATCGCCGTGGCATCCGATGCAATGTCGGGCATGTCCTCGGCGATCAGCACCGGATACCCCATCAGACGCGCCGGCTCACCGGCGGCCATACCGTCGCTCCACAGGAAACGACCGTCCGCATCCTTCATCTTGCGAACCGCACCGGCTGTGCGCGAATTCATCACGAATCCCGCATTCGCGCGGTAACGCGCGCCAAGCGCATACACCAGATCAACAATCGCATCCGACGCACCGATGCCTGCGAAATCGCCGTCTGCACCCGTGGGCACATACCCAAGCGAACCCCAGCTCCACGCGTCATTCGCAACCGCTGTATGGGTCAGAAAACCGGTCGGCTTGTCGATACCATCGCCATTCACGAACGCCGCGGCCTCGGCACGGGCGAACTTGTCGGCAATGCGCTCCGCCAACCAGCTCTCAATATCAAACGCACTGTCATCCAACAAACGCTGGCTCGCCTTGGGCAGCGCGCTCAACTCGTGCAAAGCGATCGAGATACGCTCGATCTGCGGCGTGTCGGTTTCGGTGACCGCGGCGGCCTCGGTGGCCCAGCCGGTGCCAATATCGGTGTGATCGACCAGCACGTCATAGCTGGTGGCCTCGACATTCACCACATTGGCAATCGCGCGGATCGACGCCGACGAGCGCAGCACGCCCTGAATTTGTTCCGCCGTCTGCGGATCAACAAGAAAGCCACCATCAGCCGACACCGACGTGCCAAGCGCCTTGCCTTCAAGCTCAAGCCCGCGCAGCGCGTCATCATCGCCCGAGCGCAAATAAGCGGCAAAGGCCTTCTGGTGGGGTGCAGCCTCGGTCGAGGCGGCGCTCAGCGCCGGGCGCTGGTGGGTCATGGTTTTGCGATCAAGCATGGTCAGTCGTTCTTCCTGTTTTGCAAATTTGGAATTGATCTCGGTGCGAAAGCTGCTGAAATCGCTAAGGAAACCTGCGATCTCAGTTTTCACCTCCTCAGCCGGAGAGCGGGCGTCAGGGCACACCTGACCAGCCCCGGACTTGGGTTGGGTTATCGTCATTCATCCATCCTGGTTCTGTGGTGAAACCGCCGGTTAATCCCCGGCGAAAACCTGGCGCGCGCCGCGAAAGACCGACGCCAGATCACGCATCAACGCCTCGGCAGGCTCTGCCGCCTTGGCGTCCACACGCGCGGTGGGAAGCATCGGAAAGGTCACAAGCGACACCTCCCAAAGCTCCAGTTCAGCCAGAAGCCTGCGCCCCTTGGCATCCTTTTGGGACTTCAGCGTTCGGTATCCGATCGACAATCCGTCGATCGCGCCCGCCTCGATCAAGGCCGCAGCTTCGCGCCCCTTGGCCACACTGTCCAAAAGCCGGCCCCGCACGAACAGCCCCTTGCCGTCCTCGCGCACCTCGTCCCATACGCCGATCGGCTGGGCCGGGTCGTGCTGCCACAGCATCTTGACCCGCCGCCCCGCCGACGAAAGCCGGCCCAGCGACGCGCCATAGGCCCCCGCCTGCACCACGTCGCCGCCCTGATCCGTGGCCCCAAAGACCGAGGCGTATCCCTCGATCACAGCCCCCTCGCTCAGGCTAAGCCCCTCGTCAAAGCGACAGAATTTATGCTCCATCGGGCCGTGGCCCGTATTCGCCATCATGTCCGTAAACTCCTTCACAAAGATTGCGCCAAAAGGCTTTGAGCCGCCTGCACAAGTATCGCGCTGACAACCCCGAACACGGCCATCCAAAGCCGCCGCTCAAGTCGCTCCAACACGCCCTCGATCAGCGCCAGCCGGTATTCCAAACCGGTCCAACGCTCCTCCAACACGCGTTCGAACATATCGACCTTGTGCACGGCGTTTGATTGGAATGGCTCGTACAAGAACCGAGACCCCCCCGGCTTGCGTTCTGCCGGATTGCTCATTCATCCGCCTTTTCCGGCAGCCCCAGCAAAGCCCGCTTTTCCGCCTCGCTCAGGAAATCCGCCCCCGCAACGCGGGCCCATTGCTGGTCCCGCTCTCCCGCCAGCGCGGGCACCTGGTCCAGGTCGGGTTTCAGCTCGATTTCCTCGCCGATGAACGCCCCCAGCCAATGCCCAAGCGCCGCCGTCACACGTGTCGCCAGCGGCAGCACGGTCAGGCGATAAAACGCCCGGCTGGCCTCCTGATAATTGGCGTAAGTGGCGTCGCCCGGAATACCCATCAGCATCGGCGGCACCCCAAAGGCCACGGCAATTTCACGCGCGGCGGATTCTTTGGTCTTTTGGAATTCCATGTCCGAGGGGCTGAACCCCATCGGCTTCCAATCCAGCCCGCCTTCCAACAGCATCGGCCGCCCCGCATTGCGCGCGCCCTGATGATAGCTTTCCATTTCCGCGACCAGCCGGTCGTATTGATCGCCGCTCATGCCGCCCTGCCCGTCGGCACCGTTGTAAACAATCGCACCCGACGGGCGCGCCGCATTGTCCAGCAACGCCTTGGACCAGCGCGACGCCGAATTATGCACATCCACAGCCGTGGCTGCCGCTTGCATCGGGGACAAACCGTAATGGTCATCCTGCGGGTGAAAACTCTTGATGTGACACACCGGCGACGGGGTCAGGGTCGCATCAAACCGATGCTTGCGCCCGCCCACAGCGTATTCATAGGCCACCGGCCATCCGTCCGCCCCCGGCACAAGGCTCATCCGGTCCGAGCGCAGCACATGCAGCTCCACCGGCGCGCCCCCGGTGCCGCCAACCGCCTCGACATAGCCGTTGCCCGACAGCAGCAGCTGACCAAACAGCGCCTCCAACAATTCCGCCCGCCCTTGCGCGCCATTGGGCCGCCGCATCAGGCTGCGGATCGGGTGGTCGTCATACCGGCGCGCGCGGTCCTGCACGACCAGCGGCAACGCAGCGGCGGCCTCGGCGATCAGCTTGACCGCGCGAAACCCCACCGGGTTGCCGGAAAACCCGGTCTTGGTCAGAGAAACCGTGTCGCGTGGGCTCCACGCCACGCGCCCTGACCCGTGATAGGCCACAACCGGCCCCGTGGCCGATGCCTTTTGCTCCGGACGAGCGTCATCCGCCCGCCGAAATGGGTTGAATACCATGAGCCAAGCTCCTGTTTTTCGTGGTTGTTATGGCCCTTACAGGCCGCGCATCCGTGGCGCGCTCCAGCGCCGTGCCGGTTCGATCATCAAATCGCTCAACGCCCAGACAAGCGCATCCACGCGGTCCGGGCTGCCCTTGCCGGTGAACCCCTGCGCCGTCATCTGGCACATTTGCTCCTCCAACGTGCCAAGCCCGCGCAAATGCCCAACCCGCCCCTGTTCATACAAGGCCGCGACCGGTTCGGCCCGCGCCTGTTTCGAGCGGCTCGCACGCACCGCGCGATAGGGCACCAACGGGTCGATCTGGCGGATCACAGTTTCCACAAGATCCCCGCCCTGATTGACCTCCGCCACCACCCGATCCGCGCCGTGGCGCGCCGCGGCGGACAGGGCGGCCTTCGCCCATGTCTGCGGAGACCCGCGAACACTCGCGTCCTCCAACACCACGGCGCGCCAATCCTGTGGGGCGCCGTGCGTCACCGCGCCCGCCACCAGGATTCCGCACTCATCCGACCCCGCATGCCCACTGACCGGCGGGTCCACCGCGACCACGATCCGGTCCAGCGCGGGCGCCGTCGACAGGCGCGCCGCCTCGATCGTGTCACTGCGCCAAAGCGCGCCCTCGACGTCGCTCAACAAAACCCCCTCCAGCTCCTGACGCCCAAGCCGCGTGCCCGCATAGCGCCGCTTGACCTCCTCAAGGAAGCTGCGCGCAAGATACGCCGCATTCGCCTGTGTCGGCGCGCGGGTGACCACTGTGCTGTCGGCCGCCAGAATCTCCTTCAAAATGGCGACATCGCGCGGCGTGGTGGTGATCACCTGTCGCGGCGACTGCCCCAAGCGCAGCGCAAATTGCAACTGCGTCCATGTCTCTTCCGCCTTTGGCCACTTGGCCAACTCATCCACCCAAGCCGCATCGAATTGCGGCCCGCGCAAGCTTTCGGGATCGAACGCCGAGAACACCTGCGCCACCGCGCCGTTGGGCCATTCCAGCCGCCGCCGCGTGGCCTGCCATGTCGGACGTCGATCCGGCGGCGAACAGGCCAGAATGCCACTTTCGCCAAACACCATCACTTCACGCGCCTGATCCAGCGTCTGCGCTACCAAGGCCACCCGGCGCGCGCGGCCCGGATCAAGCGGGCGCGCGCCCTCCACCTGACGGCGCACCCATTCGGCGCCGGCGCGCGTCTTGCCCGCGCCGCGCCCGCCCATGATCACCCAGCTCTTCCAATCCCGCCCTTCCGGGGGCAGTTGATGCGGCAAGGCCCAGAATTCGAACAGCCACGGCAACGCCGCCTGCGATTGCGGGCTCAAGCTGTCAACAAACTCCGCCGCCTCCTTTTTGCTCACGCAGGCAAGCCAGTCGGCGCCCGACCTCAGATCGTGCGGCTTCAAGGTCAAGCGCTCGTCCTTGTGCTGCGCCCGCTGCGCGTTCTCGTTGCGTTTCAA